GGAAGACGTAGACAGTACGCTAGTACAGATTATGAACCTGCTAAGTTAACCGACTATTTAAGGGGTGGTGACTTCTTACCTAATATTGCACAAAATAACGGTGTGCCTACGTCGCCTCCAATACGTTTAAGCGATTTCCCAGGTACAGGTACATCTCTATATTTTGATAAGTACCCTAGTGATAAATTTGCAGTGTCTAGAACAGACACTGGTTCTACTCCAGATGAAATAGAAATAGGGTGGGAAGAGTCTGTAGACTACACTTTAGGTTATGGTCTTATACGGGATAATTGTCAAGTAAGATTTAATTGGGAAATAATAAATCAAGAGGGACTAGGTCAGGGAGTAGATGTAGTTTTGATAAACGGAGCGCAAATCAATACATGGCAGGATATACCTGCGCAGTTTCATTACGTAGGTTTTAAAACTAGACCAAACCAAAACACTGAAGGGTTTTATACTATTGGTGTTACTATTGAAGTAAGGTTTAGACAAGATAATTCAACTATTGTAGAAAGCACGGCTACCGGAACTTTAAGTTGGTACGGCCCGTAATAGCAAAAACCCCTTAGGCAGAAACCTAAGGGGTTTTATTTTATTCTTTAGAGTCTTCTTCTAAGGATGCTAGATACTTAATTCTGTCTATAATATCGTCTGCGGATATATCTTTTTCGGTAGAGATACCTGATACTTTTACAATCTCAGATATTATTTTATTCATATTATCAAGCGCTTCGTTAGCGTCATAAATTTTTGCTTTTAAAAGCGTTAATTGAGTTTCGTCGTTCATTAGTTTTCCTTATACTAGTTCGTCTGTACTTCCAAAACCGCCGTCGCCGCGCGCAGTTTCTCTTAGTTCTTTAACCTCTTTAAAGGTTACTTTTTCTTTCTTCTTAAAGATAAGCTGACATAGATAGTCACCAGGGTATATGATTAGCTCCGCAGACCCTGTATTCTCTATGTACATATCGATGTAGCCTCTAAAGTCTGAGTCGATAATACCCATAGTATTAGCTAATCGGTATCCTTTATTACCAGAGCTAGACCTAGGAACTAGCTCTGCATACATATCTTCAGGTACTTCTAAAGCTACTCCAGTAGTTACTTTCGACTTGCAGCCTCTAGGTATAACCACTGTGTCGTTAGCAGCTATATCGTAACCCGCAGATCCATCGGTAGCCTTACGCAGTTTAGCTTCCTGCATTTCTTCGTATTTAACTTTAATCAAGCTCATTAATTATCTCCTGCATAATATCGTCAATTAATTTTGTATTGTTATTGTCTGGGTGGTTTATAGCTTCTTCGCAGTAGCTAAGCAAGTCCATTAATTCGTAGTTCCTAAGAATTTTCTCAGGGTCGTTATTAATTGACTGTATATATTTTTGTTTACCTGCTAGAGGTAACGCGTCGTATACGTCTAATGCTGAGCCATGCTCACGTATTAGATTGTAAGCTCGTTTTGCGCCTACGCCTGGGAACCCTGCAACATTGTCTCCCGGGTCTCCAGAAAACACCTTCATAGACACGTAGTCCTCAGGATTTTCACAACCTTCATGGGAGTCTGCAAAGTTATCTACAGTGTACTCTTTTCTAGTAACGTAGGAGAACCTATGTACGTTTGGCTTTAGTAGTAAATCCCAGTCTTTATCTGAAGAGATTAACCAAATGTTGTCAAATAAGTGTCCGTACTTTTTAACAATGTAAGCAGCAATGTCGTCCATTTCCACATTGCGAAGTTTTATTGTGTGATGCATAGTACCGACTAAAGCAAGGGCTTTTTCAAAGCCCTCCAAGAACTTCTTGAACTTCTCGGCTTCTTCTTCAGTCTGTTCTTTTCGCATTATTTCACGATTTGCTTTGTACTCGCCTTCGCTTACTTCCTTTCTGAAAGTAGATTTTCCGTAGTCTGATCCTACGATTACATGATTGCAACCGTAGGATTTAGCTAAGGAGTTAACGGTATTCATATAAGGAGCAGCGTGGTCGAACAAGCTTTGTTGTTTGTATCTAAATCCTAGGTTAAGACCGTCAACTAAAAGCAAATTATTTTGCCCATCAAAGTCTCTAGTGTCTAGTCCTTCGTCTTCTAATTCAAATATTCCCTTCATACTAGTATTATTTCCTCTACTTTTTTAACTGCTAGCCAGTCGGTGAACAGGTAAAGGTTAACCCCCTCCATGCCAAAAGCGGTAATGGAGAATTTATTAATTCCTTCAATGTCTTCTTCGACTGCTATAATAGGTTTGCCTCTGTCTTTCTTAAATACTAGAGCAGGCTTTCTATTCATTTCTTTTGCTTCTCTAAGCGTTTGTTCCCACCAAGAGAATATGTTATTTGATTTAGCTGATAGTAGGTTCTCTTGAATTACTGTGTCTTTAAAAGACTTGCATTCGAAACAGTAGTAATAGTGGTTAGTTAGGCAATATAAATCACCTTTCATTGTACCTGCTCCGCTAAGTGGAACTCTGTCCCACTTAACACCAGTTTTCTCAGTAAGCATATTTCTCACAAAATATTCGAACCTAGCACCTTTAGCGGATTGTTTAGACGCCATTATTAAATTCCTCTACATTAAAATAGCTTCCCTTCTTTAGATTATCTTTAGCAGGTAAGTACTGTAGATTACTAATAACGTGCAAACCACTAACTAGTTTACCTTTTAATGGTATTATATGGTCTACATGGTAGCCTTCAGGACACGCCGCATAGAAAGCACATAGCGCCTGTCTCTCACTCTCTCTAGACCTGGTTCTAAGCCTAGACCTCCTTGCTGCACTAGCTTCTTTATAGCTTTCAGGGTTCGCTTTATAGTGCTTTTTAACATACTCCCTATGCCTATCCCTATTTTTATCTCTATAGTCGGCTAAACAAGGCTGACAGTTATTTTGCCCTTCTAGGAACATACTTATCGGCTGTAGGTGTTTACCTAAGCAGCATCTTTTAAATCCTATTAGTAAGTACAGAGCGACTTTCCAGTCCCTTCCTCTAGGTTTTTCTATTAATATATTCCTATTAAGCAACGTTCTCCAAGACACTTGGTTTTTCCCAAAGTCGCTTATAGACGATTCCTCGTTATTTAACCATTCTATAAATATAGGTTTTACATCTTCCTTAGATCTAAAACCTGGATTAAATAAGCAATTAGATTCTAGGAATTCCCATACAAGAGAACCTTTTGCTGACTGCTTACTTCCCACTCTTTATTTCCTCTGCTAACCTATCAATAAGAGCATCTTGAATCTGAGCCTTAGCGTCTAATAGCTCTCTAAGTTTCTCTTCTTGCTCTTTTTCAGGCAACACATAAGGCTTGGTTTGCAAAACTTGCATAAAATTATCATCAAATGGGTCTACATATACTACTTGAGCATACTTATAAGCACCGCCTAATATTAGTTCATCTATTTTTCTAGATAGTTGCTGCAAGTTATTAGCATGGAGTGTTTTCTTTATTTGCATTTTGAAGTTTTTCCTTCTTTAACTATAGATACCGTGTCTGCTAAAGGATGCTCAAACCCGTGGCTAACTACTACTGAGTTAAGGTTCTGCTCTTTAACCAAAATATCTATTAAATTCTCTCTAGACTCTACGTCTAGCACAGAAATAACTTCATCTAAGAATAGTATATTAATACTTACTTTAGAGATTGAAGTCATCATCTTCCTTACTGCTAGTAAGGTAGCTGTGTTAATATTGTTGAACTCACCACTAGATGCTGAGTTTATATCGATTTCTTCACCGTGTTGGAACACTACTATACGAAGTTTAGAATCCTCAATCTGGAATCTAATGTTGAAGTCGCCATTGCTTAGTAGAACTAAGTATTCGTTAATTAATGCTTCAAATACTTTAATGTTAGATTCTATTTTATACTGCACAAGACCTTTCGGGCCGAATGCACTCTCTAGTATCTTCACATCTTCTAAATAAGCTTCGTATTCTCGTATAGACTCTTGAGTAGATTTTAGTTTCTCTTTAGCTTGAGCTACTAACTCTTTTTGTGCTTCGTATTTAGCAATTTGCTTAGCGCGCATAGTGTTGTGCTGTTCAGCTTGTTGCTTAGCAACAGTTTGTCTATTGTATTCAGCAGTAAGTCTAGTTATTTCGTCCTCAACAGAGTCAGGTAAAGCATCCGGCTTTTCAGTATTTTCTAGTGCTTCTTGTGCGTTTTCAAAGGCTGTTTTAAGGTCTGCTTGCTTCTCTACAAGTAATTGATGCTTGGAATATTCACTAGCTTTGCGATTACCTTCTTCATGCTCTCTTTGCTTACCTTGTTGGTACTCTACGAGCTCATTCAGCTCCTTTTTAAGGCATAGTAAATGTTCTTGTTTACTTTCGCTGTCCGGCAATTCTTGTCCACATGCGGAACATTTTCCTACTCCGGACTCTAGCTCCCTAATACTCTTTCTTAAAGAGTTAATTTGTCCTTGTACATTTTGAGCTTCTTTGTATAGATTTTTTAAATGCTCAGTATCGGGAGCTTCTGGTTCATCTTTCGGTAATTCAAAAGCTTCCCATGCTAACTTAGCTCCTTCCCTAGCTTTCAAAGCCCTAGCATATCGAATAGTTCTTTCTTGAATTTTTTCACGCTGAGACTCTATAGCTTTAAGATTCGCAATCTCGTCTCTAATAGTTTCGTCTACTACAGGTACTTCTTTTGCATCATACGTAACCTCAATAGCTCTGTTAGACTTTATTTCGGATTCTTTGGCCGCAGCGACGGCCTTATGTCCTGTTAATACATCTTTAGCATCTTTCACAACTTCTTTAATTCTGTTGTGAATAGTAACGTACTTGTCTAAGGATAGAAGCGATATTAAGAACTCTTTTCTTTTAGAGTCAGTAGCTTTCAAGAAATCCAAAGAGCTGTTCATTGACTGATACACTAACTTACTAAATGTGTTGAAATCTAGTTTTAAAATTTCCGTTTCTAACTTTTTGTAAGTCTGAGTAGGGGTGTGTCCTGATATATCTTCCCCGTTTTTAGTTAGCGTAAGTTTTGTACTGCTCTTTACTACTTTCTCTAGTATATATTCGTCACCGTCTAAGTCGAACTCAACGGTACCTGAGTAATAGTTAGCGTCCGTGTATCGGTTTTTTATATCTGCCTTTTTAGTGCCTCTAGAGTTTTTATTATACAAAAGCTCTTCAAGTATTGTCGGTATTGAACTCTTACCTGCACCGTTCTTACCTACAAGTTGAAGCACGTTAGAGTTGTTTAGGACAATCTCATTATTCTCTCCATAGGAGAACATATTGCTAAACTTTAGCTTTTTTATCGTAATCATACGTCGTCTACTCCTTGTAGTGCTTCTTTAAATATAGTAAGAAGTCTTGACATACCTTCTCCCTTAATATCCTTAACTCCTTTAAGATATGTCTGAAGCTCGTCGGATATGTCACCTGTTAGCTCTAGAGTTGGAGGAGTTACAATATCTTTTGCTACTTTCTTATCTAATAGTTCGTTATTCTTAACTTTAGATAGGCCGGCTAAGTTACCCTCAATCTCATAAAGAGTGTGGTGATACTCGCCAGGTATTGCGTCTTCAGGGTCGGTAATAGTAAGTCTTAATAGTTGTGGTAGGTTTAGCTCTTTCCACTCATGCTCTCCGGTATTAGAATCAAATAATATAATACCATTTGCTCCCTTTAATACACTTCTATGAAAGCTAGTAGTGTATGGGCTACCTGGATATATAAGATTTAACTGGGAGTTTTTACTAGAGTGTAAATCTCCGCAGAATACTTTTTCATAGTGGGAGAACTTGGAAAGTTCTACTTCTGGTTTAACGTGTGGTGGGATTTCACCGCGTACGTGTGTTACTGCTAGTGTAGACTTTGGAGTGCTCCAGCTATCTGAGAATAGTATGTTGTACGGAATGTAGTCTACATTGTTTATCGTCTGGAAATCTCTAACTAATGTCACATTAAGGTCTTTAAATATTTGCTCGCAAACTTCAAAGCAATCCTTTTTCTTAGTAAGCATTTCATGACGATAAACAATGTAGACAACATTCCGTACAACATACTATTCTCAGATAGCTGGAGCACTCCAAAGTCTACACTAGCAGTAAC